AAAGTTACTTGGGATATGGGGCTTGATGGTCGAGAAGACCACAGTCGGTATGTTATTGAGTTCCCATGCAAGTCTCCTGAGAATTCCATCCTTGCTGCCAACATGACTGCAATTGAACAGCTTGAGTGGGTTAAGAAGATGCAAACTATTTGGGCGGACAATGCTGTTTCAGTAACAGTGTATTACCGCAAAGAAGAGCTGCCACTGATTAAAGACTGGTTGAGTAAGAATTATGATTCTTCTGTAAAGTCGGTATCTTTCCTATTACATGTTGATCATAACTTTGCATTACCTCCATACGAGGAGATTAGCAAGGAAGAGTATGAAAAGGCATCGTCAAAGCTGGATCTTAGCATTCCGCTTCAAGAAAACTCAATGGATTTGACTATTGACTTTGATGACTGTGCAACAGGTGCTTGTCCAATACGCTAAAGATATCAATTTGGTGCAAGACAAGTATCATTATCTATTGAAACCGTAAAATATTTGACAACTTGTGTCGCTATTGTTCTTTATTTAAGAAAAATGATGTACAATAGATTTAATGAGCATGGACGCGGTAAAGAAAAAACGACTTTGGGTTCCTGAAAGGACTTATGGCGTTTGCATCTGGGTTCTTCCAGACGGTCAAGTGTTATCGGATGGTGATGGTTTTCTATCAGCAGAAGGTTTCGTTGGTGACAAAGATATTGAAGATAGAGTTTTTGCTGCCGCCAAATACTGGACGGGGAGTGAAGAAGGTGAAGTTGCTTGGGTTCATGGAGCAAGAAAGATTACTGCATCTGAAAGAGATGATCAGGTAGATAGATTAAATAATGGTCACATACCAGACCCGTATGAAGATTTTTTTGACGGATTGAGGAAACATGGAAAATAAAATAGTGCATGTAGTTGATGAGCCAGTAACAGATGAGATTGATGATTTATCATATTTTGGATTTGATTCCACCCCTGTAAATGATGACCCATTTGCAAAAATTGCATATTCAAGTCTTTCCCCAAAAATGAAAAGAAAGGTATCAAGGCTTGCTAAGAAATATGAAGGCATTGATGGGGTAGCAACAAAGTATATTGACCCAGAGACTCTTGATGGCTACAGTCTTTACGATATTGTGAACCCCCCGTATGATTTAGACAATCTTGCCGGGCTTTATGATTCAAGTGCAATTCATAACGCATCTATCGCAGCAAGAGTTATGAACACAGTTGGTCTTGGCTATGAGTTTGTTGAAACAATCAAAGCAAAAAGAAAATTAGAAAAAGTTGCTGGCGATCCAGAAAAGCTTTCTCGTGTTAGAAAATATATTCAAGATGAAAAGCAGATGCTTGAAGATATTTTTGAAAACACTAATAAAGAAGAAACTTTCAATGAAACAATGATAAAGATTTGGCAAGATGTTCTTACCATTGGTAATGGCTATATGGAAATTGGTCGTAACAATGCGGGAGAGATTGGCTATATTGGTCACATCCCAGGAACACTTATGCGTATTCGCCGTCAAAGAGATGGCTTTGTTCAGATCGCTAGGAGCAATAAAATTTCCGCAGTGTTCTTTAGAAACTTTGAAGATAAAGAAACTGAGGATCCAATCAACACCGATCCAAATCCAAATGAAATTATTCATTTTAAAACATACTCTCCAAAGAATACATATTACGGTATCCCATCGGCAGTTTCTGCAGCCGCTGCAATTGTTGGAGATAAGTTTGCAAAGGAATACAATATTGATTACTTTGAAAATAAAGCAATCCCGCGTTATGCAATTATTCTAAAAGGTGCAAAACTTAGCAATAAGTCAAAACAGGAATTGATTAACTATTTTAGAAAAGAAGTCAAGGGGCGCAATCATGGCACTCTTGTTATTCCAATCCCTGCTTCAATAGGTTCTGATAGTGATATTAAATTTGAAAAGCTTGAAGCCGGCATTCAGGACTCATCTTTTGATAAATATCGTAAATCAAATCGTGATGAGATTCTTGTTGCAAACAGAGTTCCAGCTCCAAAAGTTGGTGTGTATGACAATGCCAACCTTGCTGTGTCTAGGGACGCAGACAAGACATTCAAAACTCAAGTGATCGGTCCAGATCAGGCGGTTGTTGAAAAAAGATTGAATCGTGTTGTTGCTGAATTTAGTGACATGGTTGTTTTACAGTTTAAGAGAATTGATTTGATTGATGAAGACATTCAATCTAGAATCAATGACAGATATTTGAGAACGGAAGTTATTGCCCCGAATGAGGTCCGTCAGCAGCTCGGCTTGCCTGAGCGCACAGATGGTGATGAGCCATTGCCGTTCCCAACAAAGATTAAGAAAGAGCAAACTGGTGCGGGAGCTCCAGTAGGCAATTCTAATAATCAAGCCTCGCAGCCAAGAAATGCTAGGTCAGATACGCCAGAAGGCGCTTCTGATCCAAGAGCATCTGGCGATCAAGCAGAACGAGGCGAAGTACAAGATACCACAGGAGGTTCTAAATGAATTACGGATCCGGAATAGTTTTTTCCAACATAGCAGTGACTAGTACTAGCGGCGCATCTGGCGTTGTTTCTACAAACGGTCACACAAGGTGTATACACTTTTATAATACAAGTGCATCAACTAATGCAACAGTTAAGCTTAATGGTGGTCCTCACCAAGTAGTTATTCCTGCAATTAATAGCGGCGGCGGCTATGTTAAAATTGAAGGTGATTTTACAAACTTTCAAGTTATGACGGCAGGTGTAACACTTGCTGTTTATGCTGTTGCATAATTTGCTTGCATTAAAATAATGTATTATACTGGTCTTAATTATCTATATGAACGACTTTAATATTTCTTTCCCAATTGAAATGATTAAGAAGGAACAGCGTATTGTTTCTGGCATTGCAACTGCAGATAATATTGATAAATCTAATGACATTGTAGACTTTGCTGCGTCTGAAATAGCATTTAAAAACTGGCAAGGCAATATCCGTGAAATGCATGCCCCTATTGCTGTCGGCAAGGCTATCAGCTACAAGCCATTGAAGATGAAAGGTGCTGACGGTCAGGAATATAATGCAATTCAGGTTGAAGCTTATATTTCCAAAGGTGCTGAGGATACTTGGCAAAAGATCCTTGACGGCACACTTCGTGCTTTTTCTATTGGCGGCAGAATTACCAAGAAAGAAGTGATGGCTGGCAAAATGCACAATGGTCGTCCTATTTCAATTATTAAACAGTATGACCTTGGCGAGTTGAGCCTTGTTGATAACCCAGCAAATGCTCTCGCAACTATTGATCTTGTAAAAATGAATAATGATGGTGGATTGAATTACGCACTTGATTGCGATCTTGATTGCCAAATTGAGAAGGCAAAGCAGCCATTGAAAGATCCGAAGGGTGGATTGACGGCTGCTGGAAGAAGGCACTTTAAACAAACAGAGGGTGCAAACTTAAAGCCCGGGGTGAGAGGCGCAGCCAATACTCCAGAAAAAATGCGTCGCAAAGGCTCCTTCCTTACTAGATTCTTCACAAACCCATCTGGCCCAATGAAAAAGCCAAATGGTGAGCCAACACGCTTGGCTTTGTCTGCCGCTGCATGGGGAGAACCAGTCCCGCAGAATGCGCAAGACGCTGCCGCTTTGGCTGCAAAAGGAAGAAGGATGTTGGAAAGATACGCCAACACTAAAAAGAAGAGTTTTTCAGAAAATGACTTTGATGACTCCATGCTGGATACCTTGCTGGAGATTATTACAAGTTCAAATTATGAAGAAGTCGTTCAGGGTATTTCTGAAAGTCAGGAAGACAATATGATTGATAATGATGTTGTGAATATGCTTCTGGATGATTTGTATGAGGAGTACATGATGGAAATTGAAAAATCTAATAATTGTGGATGTAATGTTGATAAGGAATTGCATATTGTTGAAAAATATGATAATGTAACACCTATGGATAATTTGTCAGAGACAGATACAAAACTGTCTTTTATCAAGAAGTTTATTAATTGGTTAGGTCCAATTGATAATTTAGGACTGGAAAAGTCCGAGCATAGTACTGAAGCTTCAATTGAAGCTGAAGTGAATGTCGAACAAGTGGAGGAACAAGATATGGATATTGAAGTTCTTAAAGAAGCCCTTGGTTCAGTCATTGATCAAAAGCTTAACGACTTTGCGACTTCATTTAAGCAAGAAGTTGAAGAGAATGTTAATGCCAAGATCGAAGAAGTAACTAAGAGTGTAGAAGCTCAGAAAGTAGAGTTGGCTGAGAAGTTGGAAACAACTGAGAAGGCTCTAGAAGTTCAAACAGCAAAAGTTGAAGGCTTTGCCCAAGCTGGTGCTGTGAAGAAGAGCGTTGACCCAGAAGATGATGAAGAAGGCGAGGAGCTAGTAAAGTCCGCACCAAAATCATTTTGGGGCAATATGTATTTGCCACAGGGGTTAATTAGCTCCTTAGGCTATAAGTCATAAGGTAAGGAGGAAAAACTACTATGGCAACACAAGAAGAAATCCTTGCAAAAGCAGACGAAGTAACTACGAGCGTCGTTGGCAATGCATCAGGTGGTCTGCTTAATGCAGAGCAATCAAATCGTTTTATTGATTTCGTAGTTGATCAATCTAACCTCATGAAGAATTCCAGAGTTGTGCGCATG